TTAGCATCAATCATTAGTGTAATGCAACGATAGAGAGTCATGCGAGATAAGCCGATCATGTCTTTAATCTTAGAATAGCGAGGATAACAACTGCCTGTTTTGGGATTAGCAAAGCGAAGAAGAACTAAAAGTATCGCCAAGCATTGAGCCTTACGTTCCTCTGCCAAGCCTAGATAGCCAGTATGACTAAATAATCCTATTGGTAGCCTAACGTGTTGATTGTATTTAGCCATTATATTATGTGCATGTGTGTTGTTCTCTGAGCCAATTCAAATAACCTATATATTCCTGCTCATTTAATTCAACCATAGACCCCTCAGATATAGGGTCTATTTCCTCCAAAATGGCATTAATTTTTGATACAATAAAGGTTGGGTAAGCCGTACCCTCTATGTTATAATAAACTATATAAGCAGGTATGTTTAATTTAGTGCCAATATCAGCAGTAAGATAGGCAATTTTGTTATATTTACCTACATCATAGGTTGTTTCAATAACTGCTACACCATTGTTGCATTTACCACAGTATTCGTAGCTATCTATATCAATCATTCTAAATTTACTGTTATCCTGAACTTTCCTATGCCATTCATTGTACCAATTAACTCTTGCTTGATTAAAATAAATATCTTTAGCCATTATTTTTTTTCTGTATCTTTATACTCATAGTTATACTGACCAATTTCTGTTTCTGTTGTTGTCCACTTAGGTTGATCTTCAACACTCCAAACTTTAGTATTAACCAATCTATTAATTAAAAGTGGCTTACTCCAATCAACACCCATATTACTGTCAAATACCCTAAGGCGATTATTAGGTTGTATGCTAAAATTTCCATTATCCATTTCTATAACATGACCACACTTGTGTTGATCTGGTTTAGAAGCATAACCAAAATCCAATTCATTAAAATCACCCTCAGACCAATCTAATGTGAACATATACTTACCTAGCTGCGGAGTTTTATCTCGTTGTAAGAACTTTACTTTAGATCCTGCTAACTGATGAAATGTTGTTACTGAAATATTATAACTAAAAGAATCCCATAAACATAAATCTGATAATGGTTGTTCAGGTACACCTTCGTCTTGGCAAAACGCTGAGATAGGTGAACGCCACCATATACCGCCATCTTCCATTACAAAATTAAATAGAGGAACTTGTTTAGGAATACTTGTTACTCCAAATACTACACACCAAAAATATTTATCGTGTGAGTCTTGCTGATCTCTTAAATAGTTTCCTCTTACATAGCATTCTATTAATGGTATGTTGGCGTTTAAATACATTATTATTTTTCCCTTTCTTTTTTTAATTCTAAGTTTAAGATTTGTATCTCTTCGTTTAATCTATCTATTTCTTTTTTAAGTATGATTATTTTTTCGTTATAAATATCAATTACATCTTCTATTTCTAATTGTTTTTCAATCATTAGTTCTCTAGTTTTTTAATAGATAAAATTACGCCACGAGGAATTACAACACAATCTCCTACGTCTAGGCTGTCTGTATTAAAACTATATGTTGCAAAAGTTTTTACCCAATCTTTGTTCTCTTCATAAAGATAACCTATTGTAGTACACATAGCAGGAACTAAATCTTTTAAATCTTCCTCAGTATTCCATGCGTTGTCGCAACTGTTTATATCTAACCAACTTATAATAACTTTATCAAAGTTTATGTGTTTCATACCAAGCCTCGTAAAAATTGTTAGGTTGAATTGATCCCTTAGTTCTTTCAGTAATAACTTTCATAAACTTAGGGTGTGGGATACGCTGACAGTTCTTCCATCTTAAAATAGTTACTGTTGGATTAGTTCCTTTTAATCCAAATAACTTTGCCATCTCCTTGTTGCTTAACTTATGCTGCTCTTGATACTCAGTTAGTTTGTGTTTCATTTTCCTTTCCTTTTTATTTTATTACCAAAGCAATCAAAAATTCTATGATACCTTTTGAGTAATTTTCTTATTTGTTTATTGAAGTTAGTTTTCATATTTACCTTTCTGTTTGAAAATGCTTATATAAACTTATTGGTTAATGTCAAATTAAATAATTAAAAATAGTTATTGACATAAATAACCAATAAGATTATTGATGTTTTAAACAATGAAAGGTTTTTATGGTTATTGATTTAACAAAAAATAATAGTACCTCGGCACTAAATAATTTTGATCCTGATATTTGTATTAAGTATTATGAAAAACTTAATCTTGATCATGGATCTCCAAGTCAGACTGCACAGTCAAATGCAGATTGGTTAGTGAACTACTGTTGGTTTGATCAAACTGACAGGCGTAATAAAAACATATCGTTCCGAATGAATGCTGGCGTATCTATTGGCAGAGCTTCTCAAAAATATGTTTCTAAATATATGTACGAAGCAGAAAAGAAAATGCTCATAGAGAAAAAAAATATAGATACTATCATCAAAGAAGAAATTGCCGAATATGATAAGTATCAACCTCACAATGAATTAGATAAGGAGCAACACGAAGATACAAAAAATTATCTTGTGGATATGATTAAGATTACTTGCAAAGCATTAGATGATCTTAAACTTGGAGATGAAGTAGCCAGTGAAAGATACTGCACACATAAATTTAAAGAATTAGTTTTAGATAAGATTGGCAGAATAGACTACGAGCAAATGAGTGGAACTAAACTTGTAGAGTTAAAGACCAAGCATAGATCAAAAAGAAAATCAGATACTAAAGCAGGGTTTAGTTGGATCAAAGCATACTTACCAAAACAACCAGATATAAATCATGTACGCCAGTGTGCTTTCTATTGGTATGCCACAAAGAAAACTCCTCACTTACTTTATGTCAATCAAGATAACTTTAATGTCTTTACCCCTGACACTTGTGATTTGCTTACGCCTGAGTACATGGAATTTTTAATTCAACAAGATTTATTAGTTGATAAAATTCGTCAGAACATTGTGTACTTATGTCGTGGTTCGGCAAAAGATATGAGTAAATTAATTCCCCCACCAGACTTTTCAAGTTATATGTGGCGAGATGTACAGCCAGAGCTAATAAAAAAAGCAGCTAGTCTTTGGGACAATGTGTAGAAATATGGATATAAATTATTATCACAAGCAGCATGATAAAATTAAACAACAGTTTCGTCATGATATTATTATGCGTAAATTAAAAGAGAGAGAGGATAGGTTATATAGAAATATGTTTATAAAATTATCATTAGTTATTGTTATAGCTTTATTGCTTATGACGTTGATTGCTAGATGAAAATTATTCTTACGATAATAATGATGAATGGTACAATTTATAACTTAGGTTATGAAATTGATTCTTATTCTCCAAGAATATGTGATAAGTTATTTGATAAAGTAACTTACATAGGTAAGGCAAGTGGAAAGAATAAGTATGGTACTTTTTATAAATCAAAAGAAGTGTTTGCTTACTCTTGTACAATAGAAAAAACAACTAAAGGAAACAATGAAAGAAAAAATAAAGCAAGTTAATGAATTGTGTGCAGCCAATGGTGCATACATAAATCAACATGGAAAGAAAACTGTATCAGCTTGGTCCAAGATTAAATACTTTAGAGAAGTATTTGGTACTGAGTTTGGTATCAACTGCGTAATACAGGAACATTCAGATCGTTATGTTATAATGAAATGTATTATAACTAAATGTGATCCAGAACATATTATAGCAACAGGTTACTCTAAACAGTTTAGAGATAAGCCAGGTTATATTGAGATAGCAGAAACATTTGCTATTACACGAGCTTTAAGTTTCATGGGTATTCTTCTTGAAGATGTAACTTCAAAAGAAGAGTATGAGGAATTAGAAATTCCAGTACAGCCTATGAATACTAAAGGTACATCATCAGCCAATATTAGATATGATGAAAGTACAATTAATGAACTGATTAAGAAAGTTCACTACGCACCGCACACAGCGAAACTAGATTTCCTTTGGCGTGCCAACAGAGAACTAATTGATCAGATAAAAATAAAAGATCTCGCAACTTACAATTCTATTTTAAATAAATTTAATAGTAAGC